ATCAATATCGTAATCTATTACGACGATTCCACGAGCTTTCATGTTATATAATCCATATTATTTGGTTGTTGTTTCGCAGTTGACCTCTGCGTTGAGAAGTCTTTACATCTCAGAAAATGGAGGGGCAATAGATGGATTATCATGTTTTGCTTTTAATGCCATAAGATTAGGTGTGCCGTACTTATCACAGCTATCCATGCTTGAATTATGTTCCCTAACTGCACGGGACTTAACAGATGAATATAAATAGGACCAAGTGTATTGTCCCTTCAATATATTACTTTCTTTATCTGTTCCGTAGATAGGCATTTCAAGTCCAATTTTGTTAGGCGTAAGTTAGTTATTAAACTATGTCGCTTAGTTAAGTACACTGCTTTACTACTCGCATCATTGTCAAGTACTAATGTTATTCTACTGTACTTAACTAAATGTTTTCTTATTGGCGTAGTTAGGTTGGTACCTAAGAGCGCAAAACCTGTAACATCTGGAAGCCTACTGACCGCACAGGCAGATGCAATATCTTCCACTAAAACAGCATGTTCTCCTGATCCAACCGAAATACCTACTGTGGTGTCTCCGTACTTCCACCACTTAGGCAGACGATCATCTAGTGCCCGTCCTACAGCCCCTGTGCCATCATTTGTGTAAAATAAGACACGGTTCTCTTTGGGTGAGTATTTAACTTTGATCAATCCTGACTCGTATGCTTCTAAAGAATTAACTTCCTTTAGGTAATCCATTGCAGGAGCATGCTTCCGCACAGTTGTTGTCATGGCAGGTAAACGGTTAAGAGACTTAACAGGGCGGCGGGTAGGTGCGCCACTTACATAGTTCTTCAGTGCGCTGATATCACGTCTACCCCGAAGGCTACCCTTTACAGAACAAGATGCTCTAAAACAGTTCCACACCAGAACACCATCAAAGCGGTCTAGTGTGAATTTGTTCCTGCCCCCGCAAAAGGGACAGGTAAGTGTTTTATGTTCGCCATCAGCCAGCTTAATCTTCTGGATGACACTGATCTGTTCTTTGTAACTAAACATTGTGATTTATTCTGAAGTGTTCGCCACAATCTTCACAGTGGTGATGGAATAGATATGAACCTGCATCCAAATCATCCAACTCTTGCAGACCAGTCTTAAACTTTGGGTCAGTCAGGTACACTACTAGCACTGTAGGGTCTCCAACCCGTATTAATGTACAGCATGTTTCACAGGCACATGGCCTAGTTGCTTCATACTCTTCTACACCTTCAAGTGATCTTATCTTTACTCTGCTCATTGGTTGTCCTCACTAACCTTTACATGGGACTAACCCTGGGGCGGGTTAGCCGCAGGCTACACCTAATTTGCGATTAGTCAACCACCTTGTTGCGCCAGTTAGTTATGGGCGTAGTAACTTACCACCCTGTATAACCCATTGTTTTTCCTGGGTTTTAGCCATAACCTGAAGGTCGTAGGTTCAAATCCTACTCCCGCAACCAAGTACCTCTAATCATTAGGCGAATCCTGATGGTTCTATTCTATTCCACAACATTCTATTTATTTCAATGTAGAATCATCTTTTTTATTGTTTGCCACTTCATCCATAATCCGCTCGTACTTTACAAACAGTTGGTTAAACTTCCACTGATATAGCTGCTGAAGGCCTATTAGTGCGTTCATCATTTCATCGTGAGTAGGTTCAATATCACCGTCACCAATCTGGGTGTATACGGATTCAAGATCGTTGCAGACTGACCAGCAGTCCATGATCATTGGCTCAAGGTCGTACAGTTTAGTCATCAGTTATATCCTTACCATGTTTACGAAACCTTTTATTGTATGCACGTTTGATCTTCTTCACCTGACCGGATTTCCATAGGTGAAATTTACGTGCTTTAGTGAGAGCGTCATACTCATCACCACCCTTCATACGTATGCGTTTAGGCATACATACTCTCCATCATTGGAAAGATTGACGTGATTGCTTTGCCGATAGCCACAGCCAGGTCCATGTGTTCCTTCTGAGTACCGTTAGCGGAGCGCAGTTCCACGTAGTGTATCCAGCTTCTGATAGTACCATTGGCCGTCACACGGGACACTGTGTTGCCTTCAGGCAGAACCGCACGGGCCTGTTCCTTGGCAATACCTCTCTCAAGTGCAGCACGGTATAGAAGCTTCGACTGTTCAATATGGTGTAGCTGGTTCGCTTCCCACCAGTCAGCAACGCCGGACTTATCAGCGTCTTCTAAGGCAATACTGTTCTGTCGGTTCTTATGATCCTGTAGTCGAGCCTCACGGGTAACAAACGCAGTGTCCATGTCTTCAGGATTGGCATACCGCTGACTGAACTCTTGGAAGCTGAAGGATCTGTGTCGCAGGAACTGTCGGGCAATGTCCCGTGTGGTTTCCACTTCGATCACAGCAGAAGCCATCTCGAAGGGTGACCAATGCTTGTGCTTGATCAGATAGTTTAGAAGGCGTGTGCTTTCCTCTAGGTTCGTCTGGCCCTGCGGGTTGCTAACCTTTGCACAGTAGGCAATCAGATCCTGTACACCGTCTAAATCCAGCCCTGCGTCTGGAGCCACCTGGGTGTAGCCTAGTAAGGTTGCTTTCATAGATTTTTCCTCAATTCATCACGGACTGCTACGATCAGATCGATCAGTCTCTCAGTTGTTTGTTGGCAGGGCTTGCCTGTAAGCCGCCGCATTTCTGTTTCGAAGGCCTTTCGGGCCTCAGTTACATCTGTATTCATCCAAACCTCAGATTTTGTGCCGAAGATGCCAATTTCTTTGTCTTTTTGACGTAAATATTTAGCATTTGACGGGATTTATGGCCTGTAACCGCTGCAATCTGGTCTTCAGTTGCACCGTTCTCAGCCAATTCAGTTGCACCTGAGTGCCGAAGGAACTTCATCTTCAGCTTATCAGGCAGCATGCAATGTTTGCGGATCTTGGCCGCAATTTCATTGTATTTCCAACGATCATAGGGTCTGCCGGTCTTCTCATAGTTCACGATGGTTTCATCAGAACCTGATTGATTGTGGCGAGGTACTATGCGGGAGATGATACGAGGGCTTGCATCCACAATGATGGGGGTCTTGGTCTTCTCTTGCACAAAGGTGAAGGTCTCACCATCAAAGTTGTCCCAACGAAGCTGTCGCATGTCTCCAGGGCGCTGGCATAGGTCATAGCATAGCAATGCAAGTGTACCGACAGACCAATAACCTAGCTCGTCAGAAGCTTCTATGAAGCGTTTTACCTGTCGCTCAGTCCAAACAACGTCACAGATGGGGTCAGTGTCCAGTTGGATGATCTTAAACGGGTTACCACGCAGCTTATCGTTCTGTTCACATACATTCCAAACACGCTTCAGAAACTTAATGGTGTGTCTGGCACGGTGTGCCGATACTTCGTCCATTAAATAGGCGTAAAGCTTCTGTACGTGGTCTTTTCGGACGTTTTGGGCCAACATTTCGATGAATAAAGTGTTTCCAGACCCTAATTTGATCACAGAAAGACCTCCAATGATCTGATTGTAAGTGCGTTTACTGTTGTCTGCTAACCGTGACCAAGCCTGTGTCTTCTTGTAGAAGCCTAACAGGCCCAACACAGTGTTGCTGTTCACGTAAACAATGTCATCTTTGTCGTTTAGGTATCGCTGATGCAGAGAATCTATCTCCATGCACCGATGAACAGCATCTATACGTGCATCAAACTGTTCAAAGCCTACTTGTAGACGTTCTTTGATATACTGTGGTGGATTAAAAGCCCATTTCTCACTGCCGTTGCGCAGCTTGATCTGCTTCAGATATTTGATCTTGTTTGCCATATCTATGGTCCTCCTAACACATAACCTAACTAAGTGGCATAGATATTGTCAATAACTTATAAATAACTATTGCAACTTAGGTGGCATTAGTGAATACTAGGGATAGAAACACTCCCTTCTATGTTTCTATTGCTTCCTCCCCACTTGCCCCTCGCCATCTCAAGACGGCGGGGGGTTTTTGCATAAAAAAAGGCTCCCGAAGGAACCTTTTGTTTTCAAAACTACTTAGGCGTCAAATCATAATACACCTTATATATAGCTACTTTATATAGGCTAATGCAGTCCAATCATCGATAAGATCACCTGCAGGGACTGCAACAGCAGTGTCGTTGAGTAATACAACCGACTGCTCTTTTTTTGTTTCATTCAAAGCACTTGAAGCATCAAGCAAGGCCTCTCCCAAATCCTGGGCCTGGTTGGCAGTTAGAATCATATTAATCTCCGTTTTCTTGAGTGTTCTTACTCTGTTCTAAAACTACTTAGGCGTCAAATCATAAAGTACCTATAGGATACTGCACATGAGCATACCTATAATTCATACATAGTAAATACTAAATTTATAAAATAGTTTTGCCTAAAAATTAATCTAATTAAAGGGTTTTCGAATCGCTTAGTTGTGCCTTTAATAAGGGCAAGCCCCGACCAAACACTAAAAAAGGGCTGACAATTAAAACCGATAAAGGAAATGACCAGATGAACTTTCATATGACAATCAAAAGCCGTAATGTAAAAACCGGCAAGATCCCCGTTACAACATCAACAGCCGCAACGTGCCCCGATGCATGCCCTTTCAAACAGACAACAGAAGGGGCGGCAGGTTGTTATGCTGATAGTGGGCCGCTTGGTATGTTTTGGCGCAAGGTGACAGAAGGTAAAGCGGGGGAAAGCTTTGCGGCCCTAGTCGATAAGGTTGCAGCGTTACCGGCAAACCAATTGTGGCGACACAATCAAAGCGGGGATCTTGTACCGGATGCAAACAATGGGGAAGCAATAGACGCCGCAAGCTTGCAAGCCCTGACAAAAGCAAACGCAAGGAAGCGGGGCTTTACTTATACCCACTACGACGTGATCAACAGCATGCCGAACCGCAAGGCCGTTGCCAAAGCAAACCGCAATGGGTTCACGGTTAACCTAAGCGCAAACAATCTTGATCACGCCGATGATCTAGCGCAAACCTATTCCGGCCCCGTCGCATCGGTTCTGCCCTTAGAATATCAACGCACCTACAAAAAAACAAAAGGTGTTGTTGAATGGTTAGAAAGCTTGGCCGCTTATAAAGATCGCATTGCAGATCTTGGCCTTAGAACAACACAAGGCCGCAAGGTGGTGGTTTGCCCTGCAACCTTTTCGGATGATGTAAGTTGTGCAACCTGTAAGCTTTGCCAAAAACAGAGATCCACAATTGTAGGCTTTCCGGCTCATGGCATTAGCAAACGCAAGGCAAGCGCAATTGCTGAAACCGTTGCCGCCCCCTCTTATGCAATCGCTGCAGAATAAGGGGGGCTTGGATATGGGTTTTTGTTTATTGGCAATTGATGGCGATTGCGCTGCAGGTGCTATGTCAGAAAAAGCGGATTTTATACCCCTTGAAACAATTCCAGAAGTGTTGCGCCAATATTTGCGTAATCAATTAGAAAGGCAGATTGAAGGGCAGTTGATGAAATATAACATCTCCCCAAAATTTACAGATCTATGCAGAGAACATCACGCTTTAGGAAATGCCTTGATTGATTGCGGTATATTTCAACACAAATGGCACAAGCGCACTGATTGGATAATTTGTGAATTGCACAAGGGCCAACCCTTAAATCAAAAGGGGCCGTTTAATAGATGCAGTATTGAGGGGGCGGAATAACATGGGGCCGCTATACCAACTGATCGGCTTTGCTTGCTTCTGGTTATGGGCGGCGGATCTGCTTTTCTAACGCCCTTATAAAAACACTTTACTAGAACACCGAATCGGTATTAATTAAGAGGGCAGGGCGCAACAACGCTTTGCCCTTTTAACTTTTAAACCGAATAGGAAATGACCAGATGACAAATGAAACTGTATTGTTCACCATCATGATTGCCTTACCCCTGATTACAATTGCTGCCTATTTTATTGCGCAATTGATTATCAATATTGATGAGCGCAATGACCAAAAGGCGCTTGATGCAATAACTGCAAAGTATGCCGCAAGAAAGATTGCGGATGATAAGCACCATGCCGATTTCATGGTTAAAATTGACAAGATCGCAAACGTCGATTGGGATCGGTTGGATCTGCTAACAGATGCAACAAAGGCTTATCGTAAAGCTTTAAAGGCACGTTATGCAGAAGATAGCGAACACCATTGTGCCGTCATGGATACGCTCACAACACAATTTGCAAAC